GGCAGATTAAGTTATCAAAAAAGTGGGTGTTTTAAATACCGGTTTAAAGTTCGTCCGCAACTTCACCATCGGACAGGGCATATTTCCAGTAAAAGTGGTAGGATACGATGATCAGGGTAATGAGCAGTTGAAAGTCATTGAAGACACTAAACTGATCAACTTTTGCCAGGGGCGTATGGTTCGCCGATATATGGAGAAAGGCTTACGTGATTTTTTTAAGTTTGGAATCGGGAATGTTCAGTTTATCCCCAATCAGGATGGTTCTGAATTAGTCGGTTTAAACACCATAAATGCAAAACATTGCCGCTATACGGTAGCCCAATCCGGCATCATTGAAAAGGTATGCGTTTCCGGAAGGTGGCCTGATACACCCCGCACCAATGAATACCAGTTTTTAGACCTCTTAGACGAGTATGACCCTTCGGCTGACTTATTACGCCGAAGGATTTCAAAAGAGTTGAAAGGTAAATCCGTTGTTTACGCAGTGAAGGACAGTTGGAGCAATAACGACTACTATCCCGAAACTACCTGGGTAAGTGCATGGCTTGCAGGATGGACGGATGTTGCCATCATGGTTCCTGCTTTTCTGAAGAAAGCTTTTCAAAACCAGATCAGCTGGAAATGGCATATCCAAATCCCTTACTCATTTTGGGATAGAAGGTTTCCCCGTGAAGATTACAAAACGATTGCTGACAGGCAGGATGCAATTGATGCATACCTGGATCAGATCGAAGAAAACCTTTGCGGTCCGGAAAATGCTGAAAGACCCATCTTCACCTTTTTCGAGATCAATCCCAGTTCAGGCAAAGCAGAGGAACAGTGGATTATCACTGCACTTGACAACAAGTACAAGGAGGGTGACAAACTGGTTACATCTGCAGCAGCAAACTCCGAAATCCTCTTTGCCATGATGATAAATCCCAACGTTTTAGGTGCCGGTATGCCCGGTGGAACTTATGCAGGCAACCAGGGCGGCTCAAATATTCGTGAAGCATTCCTGGTAAACATTGCCAACGCCTGGTTGGATCGCCAGAATATTCTGGATCCTCTTGAAGCATTTCTGGAATTCAACGGGGTAAAGGATGTGCAATTACGCTTCAGAAATACAATTTTAACCACTTTGGACAGTGGTTCCGGAACCAAGAAAAACCTTGCATAATATGTTATTCAAAGACTTAAACGAAGTTACCGCCGTGCTGCCGGTAAGCAGCTCTGCGGATTTTAACCGCTTAAAGCCCAGCATCGAAGCCGTAGAGCGGGATTTTTTGATTACGGCTATATCAAAGGCAATGTTCAAAAAGCTGGAAGATTACGCCAAAACCGGAAACCCGAATTTGCCTGCAGATGATAAACAAAAATGGGATGAACTTCTAAGGCTATCCCGCATCGCAGTTATCCATCTGGCATATTACAGGGGCTATGACTACTTAAATGCTTTAATCTCCGGAACCGGGTTTCAACGTCAGGAATCAACAACGGTAAAAGGGTTATACAAGTATCAGGAAGACAACCTTCGTAACTACTTTAAATCAACAGGTTTCAACGGGATAGATGATGTTTTAGAGTATTTAGAAGAAAACATTACCGTGTTCACGGATTTTCGTGATTCAGAGGAGTATAAATCGCTCAAAGACAATTTTATTCCCGACACCAAAACCTTTGACGGAATTTACTTTATAGGAGGCAGCCGGTTAACCTTTTTGCGGCTGAAAAAGCATATCAATACCATCTCCGAACTGGCACTTAAACAGGTACTTGGAGTTGATAACCTGAAGTTGATTAGAGAAGAACTGGCAAAAGATGAACCGGCGCAGAAAGTAAAAGACATTCTTCCCGTCATCCGCAAAGCATTGGCTTTTCTGAGTGCAGCCATGCTGATGGAAGACTCCGGGGCGGATTTGACCGAGAAAGGATTGTATTTTGAGAGTAAAATCTCCGGATACAACAATGATACCAAGGTTCAGCCAAGCGAGAAAGACAGGATTGCTGCTTTAATCAAACGTGATTCTGGTATCGGAGAAAGCTACCTTCTGGAACTAAAGAATCACCTGAAGGATCATGCAGCTGACTGGAATGATTACGTGGCAACAACCGGCTATATCCATAATCGTGATAACACAGGCAAAAAAATCTTTGTAGCATGACCGGTTCAGGCATTTACACTCAAAAAGAGATCGCGGACCTTAAGGCAGAAAACGAGAGTCTGCAGATTAAAATCCGTAAGAACGAGGAACGAATACAGGAACTAGTCCGTAATTGTGATCACAGCAGGACTCACACTGAATCAGTGGTGTATGGTGAGCTGGAAATTTGCTCCCTGTGTGGAACCATCCTTGAAAAGAACTTTTAAACAAAAAAAACATTACAACATGACTCCGATAATTTTAAAATACAGACGCTTTTTCATTCCGTTCACACTCAATGCTGAAATTCCAGTTTGCTGGAATGACGTATCTGCAAAGCAGCTAATTGCAATCAGTCGCTTATACAATGATGAGATCACCGATAATGAGTTAATCTCAATTATGTGCGATATCCCTTTGCGCATAGTCAATAAGCTGACAACCTACGAGCGTTACAGGCTTGCAAATGTGTTTTCATTTGTAACAGACTTTAAGCCGTTTCATTCATTTATCATCAAAGACATTTACGGGTATTTTCCGCCACGTCCGAAGCTGGAAGGGATGATCTGGGAACAGTTTATGTTCACTGATACCTATTATAATAACTGGGCAGAAAACGGCTTACAAACAGATTTAGATAAGTTCTTTGCCTGTCTGTACCAAAAAAAGGGCGAAGCATTTGACAGCTCAAAAATTGAACTGTACCTGAGTGAAAACTTTTATACTGACAATGAATTAAAAATTGCCGTTTCAATTAATTACAGGCTTGTAAAAGAGTGGTTAACCGATGCTTACCCGATGGTTTTCCAGCGCCCCGGCGAAGCTCAGGAAAGCAAAGGAAAAAATAAAGGCTGGTTACCTGTTTTTGAAAGTATCGTGGGAGATGATATTATAAATCAGGACAAATACGCTAAACTGACCGTTCACACGGTACTTAAATACCTGACAAAAAAAATCAAGGAAAATGCAAGGGGTTAAATTTTCTGCTTTAGTGGCTTACTTCAGAAAGTTAGCCACGGAACACGTTGAAATCAGGCATAGTGAAACTGATAAACATTTTTATCGTTTCGAGCTCGAAGAGATCCTCATGGGATTGAATAACGTGAAGTATCCGGCAATGATTCTGGAAGGGTACAAATTTGATTATACGGACAATAAGAGTGATAACCCGGTTAAAAATCGCCAGGGTGCGTTTGTGTTGATGGACGTTGTAAATGATCCGGGGGATTATGACAAAATTCATGATTTGTGGGACAGAATGGAAGAAATCGGGGACGATATACTGGCCAGAATCAAAGCCGATAAACGAAATCCGGGTTCTCCTGTCAGGGATTTTGACTTGAGCTCCGTGGATGGCAGCCTGATTGCTTCAGAGATTGCCGGACATTACGGTATTAGATTCACGTTTACAATCAATTGCAGGTATAATTTTAATGTAAATCCGGACAGATGGATAGTCGGTTGAGAGAAGAATACAACCAGATGGTCAGAAAGTGGACCAGCATGGTAAAGCGCAAACTTACCGGCAGTGCCGGCAGGTTCCGGTATGGAAAGAGCGGTATGGTTACCCGTGGCAAAGGCTGGAAATCGCATTCAGAAAACAAGTTAGACAGTTCGATGAAACATAAAACTCATCAGAGCTTTGGCGAGATAGACTCCGTGGGGTTCCAGTTCGAGCGGCACGGGGTATTCGTACACAAGGGCGTTGGACGTGGTTATGAAATGCAAAGCGGGATGGTGGTCAGAACCGCAAAGAGTAAACCTGCAAATGTTTACCATACAATTATGGGTGTAAGAGTAACATTTGGGTCACTGGATATATTGAACCAGAGAAGCCGTAAACCCGTGGAGTGGTTCAACCCGATTTTGGACGAGTACTTGCCGGAGCTCGCGGATAAAGTGGCAGAGATGAAAGCGGATGCCGTATTTAACAGTGAGTGGGCGAAGATTAGATGAAAAAAGGCTACCGTTTGGTAGCCTTTTCGTAATATTGCAACATAATAAATAAGACAATTATGGTAGCATTTCTTACTGTTCTCTTAATACTCATTTTCATTGTCGTTTTGAATGCAACTAAATCAACAAAGGGAAAACGCCAAAGCTCTTTAAATACTCATAAAACCAATTATACTCTGGATGATATTAAACAATCCAGAGCCCGATATGACTCTCAGGAAGAAAAAGATGATCGGTTTAAACTATTATACAGTGATTACTATCAAAAACATTCCCGGATGGGATTGGAGGAAATATCAGAGTACATAGAACAAAAACGTGAAGAGGATGATTATTACTGGGGACGTAACCGGATTGAGTATAAAGTTCTTATGGATATATCCAGAAAATTGCATCATGAAAGACTGGAGTCATTCCGGAAAAGAATAGAATCAGAATTACCCCAGGATATCCCGGTTCATGAAGCACTTGACATGATTCATGAACTTAAACTTAAAAAACATGCAGTGGATGATTTTTGCGTGAAAAAATTCATGGAATACATTGATAATGCGTTGATAGAACGATATGAAATTGAGTTAAAATCATATTCTAAAATCAGAAAAGTAATCTGGGTAAATGCACGAATAAACGAGGGAGTATACATTCCTTTGCAATACAAGGAAATGGTTGAGCATGAAGCTGATTTTGAGAAAAATAACAGTATTGAATATCTGAAGAGAGAGCGTAAGAATATACAAAACAAGATATCAAAATACAAACAATCAGGAGATACAGACAAAGTTGAAGCTTATATTCAGCGACTTGAAGAGAATACCAATAAAATAAAGGGATTCAAATAAATCAAATTGTATTCACCACTTAGATTTTTCAATTATTTTTGTACTGTCTAAATTATCATATTGTCATGTTTGTTATTCATTTCGAAATAGGGCAAAACCCGGCAAGGTTTCAGTTTCCGTGAGGGGCTGACGGTTATATGATAGCCGAGACAAACCTTCCGGGTTTTGCCCGTTTTGGGAGGAATTAAATGAAAAAGAAAATCGGGTTTATCAATTATGATAACTCAGATGAACCCCGTGAAGAATCAGCTGCGGAACCTGATCAATCAAAAATCCGTGAAATCATCCTTAACAGTTACTTACCCGTATCCGAAGCCAGCGAAGCGGATGAATTACTCAGCCATACAGATATGATCGAGTTTTTCAGGCTGTTCACCAGGGATCCGCATGGTGCCGCCGTTCATGAACTGCTTACAGAGCTCGGATTTAAAACAAAACCTTTTGCCGGAAACATCTACTGGATGGTGAAAACCGCCTGAAAATAGCTGTCCTTTACATTGCGATTCGCCTGGTATTGCTTTGCCAAAAACTTAAGTTATGGCAGGCAGTTATACCAGGCGAATTCAGTTATATATAAACGGGAAGGAAGTAAATAATGACATCCGTTCAATAAAGAACGAGATGAATAAGCTCATCAATGAGCAGGCTCGTATGGAGCTCGGCTCCAAAAAATACATTGAAGCCGGGGCAAAGATCAGGACACTAAAAGGGATCATCCAGGAGCATAATGAACAACTCAGGACAACCTCAAAGGGCTGGTTCAATTTAAAGGCAATAGCGGAAAACATGAACCGCTATTTTATTTTACTCGGCTCATTCATAGCGGGAATCACAGGAATCATCACTTCCGGAAAACGAGCTATTACCACCTTCGCAGAGTTCGATGATAAGATTTCCGATGTGATGAAAACAGCCCAGATGGGTAAAGAGGCAGTTCTGGGGATGAATGAAACATTCAAAAAAATGGATACCCGAACCGCCCAGCTCGAGATATTAGATCTGGCCAGAGTCGGTGGTAAGCTGGGGCTGACAAAGGAAAAGGATATCGAAGGATTTGTTAAGGCCGCGGATAAAATAAATGTAGCCTTAAAAGAAGATTTGGGCGGCAATGCAGAGGAAGCCGTTAACGAGATCGGCAAGCTGGTAGACCTGTTTAAACTCAAGGAGAAGTTCGGTATTGAGGATTCTATGATTAGAGCCGGGTCCGCTATCAATGCGCTGGGGGCAGCATCAACGGCAAACGAAGGTTATCTGGTAGAGTTTACCAAACGTGTTGCCGGAGTAGCTCCGCAGGCGAAAATATCCCTTCAAAGCATTCTGGGGCTTGGTGCAACACTGGATTCACTGGGACAGACATCGGAAGTATCCAGTACGGTATACTCAGCAGTTATTACCGGGATGTTTCAGGACACGGAGACCTATTCTAAAATTGCCGGAATGAGTGTAAAGGCGTTTTCAAGCCTCTTGAAAAAAGATGCGAATGAAGCGTTTATAAAGTTTTTAGAAGGGCTTAACGGCAACGGTGCCGGCATGGAAGAACTCGTTCGGAAAATGGATGGTCTGGGACTGGAAGGCAAGCGAAGCATTGCAGTACTGGGCGTACTTGCCGGCAATACCAAAATACTCAGGGAACAACAGAAACTCTCAAACGATGAGTTTGACAAGGGTACCTCGCTGATCAATGAATTCAAACCGAAAAAAAATAACTCCCAGGCGACCCTTGAAAAGAAGCGAAAAGAACTGTATAACCTCACGGTAGATCTTGGTCAAAAGCTGATGCCGGTGCTCACTGTTTCCACTTCCGGGTTCAGTTATTTCGTGAAGGTGGTAAGTGTTACAGCAGATTGGTTTATAAAGAATTCTCGTGCAATCATTACCACAACATCCGCCATTGCAGCCTATACCGTTGTAACCAAGCTGGCTACCCTGTGGCAACAACGAAGTACAGCCGGTACAATTGCCAATACAATTGTAACCAAAGCGCATACTCTTGCTACGGAGGGAGCATTTGCAGCAACCCAGCTGCTGGCCGCTGCAAAAATGTTATTAACCCTTAATATTAAGGGTGCTACACAGGCAATGAGAGTATTTATTGCAACAACTAAGCTTAACCCGATAGGCTTACTGGTTGGATTAATAACCGTTGCCGCAGGTGCATTTATGGCATTCAGGGATAAAGCCGATGATGCAAAGTCTTCTAATGAGGATTTTCTGGAATCCTTAAAAACACATACAGATTCAGTAATTAAAGAGAAGAATGAGGTCAATTCACTGATCAGGCACATCATGACACTGAACGAAAAGAGTGAGTACCGTAAAAAGCTGATCAGCGAACTACAGGAAAAATACCCGGACTTCCTTAAAAATATCAACACGGAAAAGGTTTCAAATGCCCAGCTCTTATTGATACTTGAACGGGTAAATTCATCTTATCAGCAGCGGTTAAAACTGGCAGGAATCAAAGCCCGTGAAGAAGCTATTGAAAAGAAAATTGTTGACAACGAGAGCCGTAAACTGGAAATCGAAGAACAACTGGAAGAACTACGTAAAAAAGCAACCACGGCAGGATCCAGCGATGACAGGCTGGCAAAAGCACTGGAATCAGAATATAATACCCTCACAGGCAAA